TTTTAAATTTATAATTCTTTTCAATCCATCTTGTTGTTTTCTCTTTGGTTCTTGTGTTTCTTGATGTGATAAATATTATTTTATGAGACTTAGCAAAACTATTTATAAGTGAAATACTTAAATCTGAAGGCTTGAAGCTCTCTATGTGCTCAAGAAACCAATTAAAATCATATTTTTCAACCTCTTCTTTGTGTTCCTTAAACAGTTTTTCTTCATTCGTATGTGAACATACCCCATCAATATCAAACAGTATGCATGTCTTCATTTATATCTCCTAATTCTTCCTAAACTTTTCTTTTTAGGAGATTTTTAATTTTTTGCCATAGAGTTTTTGTTTTAGGCTTTTCTTCTTTTAAGACCTCATGTAACATCCCCATTGTGTTAAACATATCGGCACATAGGCTTTTTTGCATTCCATCTGGCGTTTTTATCCCTCTATATTCTTTCCATATATCCATGAAATGACGCCATTTGCTTTTCATATATGAACTTATCGGTATCCCCTTTTGCCAGTTGTCTGAATCTTGTATTCTACCGTCACTTTGGATCCTATTTTCGTGCATATACTTAGCAAAACGTTCTAGCACTAATGGAGAAAGAAAACCTTCAAAATCTAGCTTATTTTTATCAGTGTTCCTAGTTGCTCCAGTGTCAAAAAATCGTATCTCTCTTACTTCTTCTATTTTCATCTCTTTACCCATTATTACAACCCTTTATACTATTACAGCGTTCGTTATCGATATTAAACCTTTTTCTTTATTGTACAGGAATGCTTGTGCTTTTTTGGTTGCTCCAACATATCCTTGCATAGCGTGCCATGCATCACTTCCGCATACGCTAGATACGTTTCTAATAACAATTCCATTTACCTCCCTAGAGTGTTCAGAATGAAGATGCCCCATCTGCCAATATCTAAATTTTGTACAACTCCAATCTTCAGATTCAACTTGCATTATACCTTCTATACGTTTACCCTCTTTGTCTCCATGAGTATACCCAATCAAACAAGAACCCCACCTTGCATATTTACGTAGTTTTGGGCTAGTATCTGTAATAACATTTTCATCGTTTCTAAACCAACCATATACAAACATACACAAATAAAACCCAGTTTGATTCGCATGATTAGAATATATATATTTGATCTCAACAGGAGCTACAGTTTTTAAATAATTTATAGCCCATATTTGGAGTTCAGACCCCACTTTGTACATTTTTTGCCATCTTATATCGCTATCTTGCCTTGTACCTTTAGTTGTAGTAGCATCTGTATTATCAAAATGCAAAAAATCATTCCCTGTTATATATATTATCTTTTCTATCCCTTCATGTAGGTTCCTTTCTACTAATTCTACTATAACTTTCTTGAATCTTTTTATAGCTATTTTATGATCGTAGTTTTCTCCAGCCTCATCTTTCCAAGCTAATTTAGCAAGGTGGAGATCTGAAATATTTATTTCTAACATGTTTCCACTGGTATTTTCTACATATTTTATCTTGTCTACTTTAGAAGGGAACTTAGCCTGCTTATTAAAATTCTCCAATAGGTCTTCATAACTAAGTTCATTTTTCTTTTCTTCTAACTTTATTTTACAAGCATAATTAGTAGCTGTAGACATTGCCTTAGTACTAGTTATATCCCAGCTTGATATAGTTTTATGACCTATGTGCCATTTTTCAGTATTAATTTTATATAATTTAATTAATTTTTCATCTGTAAAACTACTTGGATCTCTTGTAAAAATACGAGTTATTTCACGAGTTCCTTTTATATTATCACTTATTTCTTTAACTAATTTTCCTTCTTCAAATTCTTTTGTTTCTTTTTTTAACTCTACTTTATTTACTAATCTACTTATTCTTTTCCTTATTTTTTCTACATTTATTTCTTCAAACATTTTTGGGTAAATTTGACAAAGTTCTCTTGCCAATAGAGTTTTAATAAAACCCTTTGGACACTTTGATACTTCTTCTTTTAATATTGCAACTTTTTCTTCTGTCCAAATCATTGAAACAACCTTTCTATATGTTTTAACTTTAAAATACCAAAAGTAAATATCGAAGATACCAAAGCTAATGAATATTCTTCTATACCTGTTAACAAACCTATGCCAACAAGAACCAATAGTACACACGCTGTAGTAACACCTTCAGCGTGCTTCTTAGTGTGATATATAACTCCAGTACCTAAAAATCCTATACTCATTACGGCACAAGCAGGTAGTCTCAAAATGTCAGAATTCCCTGGGAAAAATAAAGATAATTTTTCGTTTAATATCATAAACAATGTCATGCTCCAACATATTAACATACTTGTCCTTAACCCAGCCGCTTTGTTTGATTTCTCTCTTTCTATCCCAATTATAAAACCACATATAGCTGAAACAATAAATTTTAATATTAGTTGTTGCATTCTATACCCCCTTATTCTTTTACCCTTACCCAATCATACTTGTACCAATCAAATTCATCTTTTAATATATCTGAAAATAGATATTTTCCTTTTCTATTTTTGCTAATCCATACAGGATCTGACCATCTGTTTCCGTCTTCTAAACTTACTAACGCTACAAAATTTTGTGGCTGTTCCTTTACAATTCTATCTTTTAATGTAGCTACAACGTGTTCTACACCTTCGTATGAAATTCTATCTCCTGCTTTTACTTTTTTTATCATTTTTTACCTCTTATTGTATAATTAATATCTGCCCAGTCTAGTTTAGATCCACACCTAAAACAATATTTAGACTCATATCTAATCTGCCATATTGTTCCTTTGCAAGAATCACAAAAATAAAAACCCTTCCCATTATATATTACTTTACTTTTCTTAGATTTTTTTAACTGTTTTATTTCTAGATTAAGCTCGTTTTCTAATGGTCGTGTATTCCATTTTTTAACGACATTTTCGTCTGCGTCATAATCGTCTCCCCAAGTCATATCATCCAAAATAGACAAACCACAATTTGAACATATAATTATTCTATCGTCTCCTTCAGTAGCTAGGAGTTTTGATTTACTCTTACAAAAAGGACATAGTTTTAATTTATTTATTTTCCTCATTATTGTCTCTGTTCTTTTATTTTTTTAGTTTTAACAACTACAAATGCCTCTATAACTTCACAACTTATATTGTTTTTCATATCTTTGATGTCTTCTCTTAAACGGTACAAGTCTTTTTTCATATTGTTGAATTGTTTAGGTGTATGTGTTAATGAACTTGAAAACTCTATCTTGTTACAAAGTTTCCCTTCTCTTCTTATAGAGGCTTTTAATAGCCTAAGCTTTTCCATTAGTTCATTTATAAATAAATCATAATCCATAGTTCAGCCCTTTCTAAATTGATAATCTTTCTTCCATCTTGCCGTCTATTTGTTTTAAAACCTTTTCGTATAAACGACCTATCTCAGCTTCATTTTTTATTTCTTTCTCTAATGTTATTGTTATAGAAAAAGGTTCATACTGAGACTCTTGTATTGTTTTACTTATTGTTATAGTAGCTTTCATCAAAATTTCCTTTTTCTATTTTCTTTTAGAGCTTCTTCTATCTCCATCCAAGTTTTTGCAACCAAATCAGATAGTTTCTTTTCAAGATTTTCTTCTTCTATTTTTTTTATTAACGCTTTTTTTGTTCCTGAAAATTTAAATTGAGGAGCATTTATCTTTGTTGTCTTCGTAAAGAGTTTATGTTTCAGAAGAAATTCGACACAATCTGTTATATTGTCGATGCCATAATCATATAAAATAGTTATATTCACTACTCTTTTTCTGCCATCTTCTTTCGATTTTGTTACTTTTACTTTTGTTTTGACTCCTATTGAATAACTTTCACCTTTTACCGTCTTCTTTATATCTCCTATTGTAGCTAACCACATTTCAGTAGAACTATAAAATTTTAAAGCTCTCCCCCCAGAACGTGTAACTTTAGAAAAAGTCATAGGGTCTATATCATCTCTTGTTTGACTAATGATAATTAAAGCACTGTTAGAATCTTTTAGCTTCCCACAGATCATACGGAGCATCTGGCTTGCAACTTTTGGTTTTTGCATTCCATAGTCCCCAGATACTTTTTTGTCTTTAGAGTAAGCGTCTAGAGTCTCTTCAGTCTTGGTTATTTCCTTAGCTGTAGTAAGGGCGTCCCAAGAATCTACTATCCATACAAACTGTTCCTTGTTATTTAGAGCTTTGTTTATGTTACAAAATAAGTCTTCTACCCTTTCAGATCTTTCCATATCAATTCTTTTTACAGCTTTTTCCCCAAACAGGTAATTAATATCAAAAGAATTGGCAGCCTCTACATCATCATATATTAATTTATAATTTTTAAATTTACTATCTCTCGAACACTCAGCCAGACAAGACAAAGCCAAAAAAGACTTACCAGAAGAGCTACTTCCAATTATATTGTGGACTTTCCCCAACTGAAAGGCTCCATCTGGCATTCCTGAACAAGCTAAGTTGAGAGTAACATTTCCAGTACTAATAAAGTTTTCACAATCTCTAGGAGTTGCAATAACCTCTTTAGAACTTTCTATTATCTCTTCAACTGCTTTATTCATAATTTATTTTCTTCTTTCCATTTTTTATAGTAATTAGAACCTATATAGAAATACCTCTTTCCCTTTTCTTTATAGTATTCTTCTCTATCTATTCTAGAAACTATTTGAGTTACTATATCTAAACAAGGTACGGTGTGTTCTCCATACATACCGTTTTTCTTCCCTTTTCTCTTCATATTCTTTTTATTTTCTGTTGTCCATTTATGTCTATGAATAGGGTTGTCTTTCCCAAATCTTTTCATCAACCCTGTATCCATAGCATGTTTTACATTTTCTTTATAAGTACACCATTCAAGGTTGCCTACTTTATTATTTTGTTTGTTTCCATCTTTGTGGTTGACACAAGATTTATTATTAGGCTTAACAAGGAAAGCTTCTGCTACCATTCTATGAACAAACCCTCTAGCTTTTAAATAGCCTGACTTCTGAAGTTTTGGGAGATGGATTTTTCTATTTCTTTTAACTCTCCCAAAATTTGAAACTTCCCATAAGACTCTACAACTATAATAAGTCTTCCAAATTTCTTTCATTATAAATCATAACTCCTTGTTACTTAGACTCTTGCCTCTTGATCGTCACAGCAGGAATTCCACATATCTTCATCACAGTTTTCACAATATGAAAATTTATTTGCGTCTCTGCCAAATTCAACTTCTTCCCCTTCATCTCTTATTTTTTGAGCAAAAGGACATCTAGTGTCTAAAGTTTTTTCATTTTCATCAACAACTTTTTTAGGTACAGTTTTTCTTGTTGGAGCTTTTCTTGTTACTTTCTTTTTTGGTGGAGGAGGTGGAGGTTCCTCTTCAATTTCTTCCTCTTCTTCATAGATTTCTTCTACAACTTTAACTTTTTTTACTTTAACCTTTTCAACAACTTCTTCCTCTTCGTCATCAATATCTTCTTCTTCAATTTCCAAGAATATGTTTTTTAATTCCTTATAACTCACAACAGAAAAACATTGATCTAAATCGATAGATTTTTCTAAAATATCTTCATCGTAATCTTCTCTATCTTCAAATACTATCTTAGAAGCTCTTACAAAACTGTTCCCATTAAAAGTTTCTGTTTTAAATCTTGTAACAACTGTTTTTCCTCCTACAAGTTCTGCATAGTCCATAGCATCTTCATCATCACAAAATTCTTCTAAAGCTAAATTTGTAAAATTAAAGAAATATGTACAAAAGAATTGAACGCCATCTTTTACATTATCTAAATCTATAACATTATAAGCTACTCTTTTTTGTGGCCTTAATGATTTTATTATAGTTTTATTTTTTTCGTAACCGTCATCTATTAGTTCTTGTCTATATTCGCATATAGGGCATTTTTTGCCTATAGTTCTTGGACAAATATATTGTTTTTTAGGTTCTCCTATATTGTTATGTACAAGGATTTCTCTGCTATCTGCTAACTCACCTTTTTTAAACTCTTGATTGTTGGGGGATTTTACTCTGTAAGATATAACATCTAGTTTATATGTTTTAGCTTCAGGCTTGAATTGTTTAGTTTCCCTAGGGAGAATATAAACTCCAGTCTCTTTATTTCTATTTTTATTTGCTCTGTTTTTTATACGATCTCTCATTTTACTATTTGCCATAATTCGTTATCCTTTTTTATTTATTAGTTCTTCTAACTCTTTTTCTTTCTTTCACTACTTCTTGTTTCATTTCTGAAACTCTTTCCATCGTTGCCCCTTCTGTAGGAACAGACTCACTATAGTATCCCTTGATCCATATTTTAGTGAGTTCCTGTAAGGCATCATGTTTTTGACTAATCGCTCCCACAGCGGTCTTCAATATCTCATGTTCATGTCTAGCTTGCAAATATGCGTCTTGTGCTCCTCTATGTTTTGGGTGAACCAATATAGTAGCTTTTATTGCTGCTTCTGGTGCTTTGTCTAATCCATATTTAGTTTTAAAGTTTTTTCTAATATCTAAATCTATCTCTGCATCTATAACAGATAACATTTCTTTAGCTTTGTCTTCTTTTTCTTTAGCTAAATCTTTCAATATGCTATACTCATTGAAAAGATCAGGTTGTTCTACCCATTCTGTGTCCAAATTAAATTTGTCTGGTCTTATTTTTTCTTTAAAAGATTTATCCATTTTTCTTCCTTTCGTTAATTACAAATTGATAACTTTTTGGATATTTTTTTTTCATAACATCTAATCTAGCACAGTTTATACTTTCTTCGTGTATTTCCCCTGATTTAAAAAGTTCTAATATTTCTTCGTCACTTATTATTCTTGTCATATTTTAACCCCTTATATTAAATTTAACTTTTTTGCTTTTTTTAAAGATATTTTAGTTTTTATCTCTTTGCCTTCGCATGAAATAAGAACAGTTATCTTTTTAGGTTCTTCTTTATAAAATTCCCAATATTCACCATCTTTATCAGGTTCAAAACCTTTATATATTCCATTGCATTCAAGGCCTCCCCCTTCCCTGTCCCCAAACATTATAAGGTCAAAACTCAATTCGTATGGTACAAAACAACGATCTTCTTTCCAACCACTCAATCTTATCTTTTTATCTTTGACATATTCAAAAAATGCTTTTTTACTTTCTTCTTTCATAATTTAACCCTTTATTTATAAAATTAGAGAATTTCTTTATAGTTTCTTTAAATAATTCCATGTTAGACTCTTCATAATTTGCTGCTGCTGGAGTTATACAGTAACAAACCCACATTTTATGCTTTCTGTTCCATTCTATCGTTCCTGACATTTTAGTTATTCCAGTATCAACTTCTTTAAAATAAGACAATCCAAGATTCCCAAAAGCCAGGACTGCAACAATACCGTTCTGTTTTAATTCTTCTTTAAGCCATGTTGTCCCACATGTTGTTGCTATTTTTTTTGTAACTTTCTTTTTGTCTATGCAACACTTAACAACATAAGTATTAAGAAATAAGTCTTCAGATAATTTATATTTTTTTAGCTCATCAATTAGCAACTTGTCGTCTCTGTATCCATAAGAACTGAAAGATGCTGTCTCTTTAACTATAGCTAAATTTAAAATAGGTAAACTTGAGACTGTTTTCCCTTTGCTTAATTTACATTTATCGCAATCTCTTAAACCTTCTAACCTTTTTTTCTTAACTTTATTTAACAACCCTAAATTAAAGTTTTCAACGTTTCCTTCTCTTATATCATCCTCTGTTACTAGTTTATCTACCACTAATATAGAATTTTGATTTGGAGATTTAGCTTCTATTATCAACCATTTATCTTCACAATGTTCTATCTTAACTTTGTTCTCTTGATATAATTCAGGAGAAAAGGCTACCATAGCTGATATACCATCTATAGATTCAAAATATCCAAATGCACTTCCTGCTGAGTCTCTATTCTTTCCGTGTTTAAGTCTAAGATCCTTTATTCTGCCTAAATAATATCTTTTCCTTTCACTTACCTTGCTTAAATTAACATTTTTAAAGAGAGTTATTTTCTTTTCTATCAGTTCGTAGAGGCCTTTCAAGTCTCCAAGTTTGTTAGTTGAAATGTCAAAGTCGAAATATTTTCCTAGATCTTCCTCTTCTTGATCTGTGTAGACCTTTTTAATGTTATCTGCTCCTATATGTTTCAATTTTTCTACTATAGTTTTACTTACACCTTTAGTTTTTTTATCTATGTCTCCCATTGAAGATATGGCAAGAGCTGTTTTGTCTCCTACTCCTTTGATTTCTAAGAAAGGAATAAATAGATTTTTATTCTCATCAGTTAGCCATTCTGCAGCTTTAGAAAATCCTAATTTTGGCAATTTTATTTTCAAACCCATACGTCTAGCTTCGTTTATAAATGCATACTTCCTATCTTTGTCTTCTTTCCTTACTCCATAACTTAAACTACAAGCCATATACTCTGTAGGGTAGTGAACTTTTAAATACATTTCCCAATACGTTATCATTCCATATCCAACTGCATGAGATAGATTAAAGGAATATGCACCAAAGCTTGCTAGTTCCTCCCAAAATTTTCTAGCTTCTTCTTCTGTTAAAGTATCTTCTTTCTTACATCCATTTACAAACTGTTGCTCAAAACTTCTAAATAGTTCTCCTCCTTGAGACTTACTTATTACTTTTCTTACAGTATCACAGACTTCCCAATCTAGACCTGCTAATCTATACATAAGTAACATAACTTGTTCCTGATACAAAATAATCCCATAAGTATCTTTTGTTATATCATCCAATATAGGATGAAGGGAATCCCAACTTTCTTTGCCAAACTTTCTATCTTTGAAATCTGAAGTAGCCCCCGACCTCAAAGTTCCAGGTCTCCACAAAGATATAGCATCAACCAACTCCTTAAAGTTGTCCACTTTTAACTCTTTACAATACTGAGATAATCCAGGAGTCCCTATCTGAAATGCAGCTACGCAATGTCCTTTGGAAACCTCCTCATAAGTTTCTTTGTCGTCTAGTTCCATCTTCTCAAGATCTATTTCTATTCCATAACGATCTTTTATTATTTCTAATGTTCCACTTAGAACACTTAAAGCTTTTAGTCCTAACACATCTAATTTCATCATTCCCATATATTCTGAATCATACTTGTCAAAATTTATAACTATTGTATTTTTCCTATTGCAAAGATTTCCTCTCTTTCCATTCTTTAAATTTTCTTTAGATATACATATTGCAGATGCATGTTGCCCCAATCCTTTAACTTGCCCTTCAAGTTGTATAGCTAACTTAGTTACATCTGGATATTTTTCTTTAAATTTTATCCCGTCTTCAAAAGCGTTGAAGGAATCCTCTATACAAAAGTCCTCTCTTAAATCTCCATTTTCTTTTACAACTATAGACTTGCTAGCTTTGTCTACATCTGAATATGGGACATTAAATACTCTAGCTGTATCTCTTAAAGACCCTCTTCCTTTCATAACCATAAAAGTTGAAATACCAGCGATATTATCAAATCCATATAATTCTTCAAGATGTTCTCTTACTAAATGTCTTTTTCTATCTTCGAAATCTATATCTATATCTGGCAAATCATTTCTGGATCTGCTTATGAACCTGGCAAATAACAGCTTATACTTAATCGGATCTACTTTTGTTAACCCTAGAAGATAAGCTACTAAGCTCCCAGATGCTGAACCTCTACCTGGACCTACCAATATATTATTAGCCTTGCACCAATTTATTAGCTCCCAAACTATAAGGAAATATCTTTGATAGCCTTTGAAGCAGATTAATTCCAATTCTTCTTTTAATCTTTCTCTATATTCTTTTGTTATTGGGTCTATTTTACTTCTAAATCCTTTCCTTGATAATTTAGTTAACAACTCTGTTTCGTCTATATCCTCATACCTTGGAACCTTAGGCAATTCTATATCTATTTTTTCTATAAAGAAATCCTCACACTTTTTTGCAATTAACCCTGTATTTCTAATAGCAGAGTATATTTCTCTATCTGTAAAGTAGCCTATACTTTGAAAATCTTCGTACATTTTATCTTCAGACTTTAAATATAAGTCTGATATAGGAAACTTCCATCGTTTCTCGTCTGTCCATTTTGCTTTTGTTTGAATAGCCAACAAGACTTCTTGAGCCACATTATCTCCCTCACAAGGATAATGACAATCATTGGTAGCTACTAAACCTAGATTATATTTTTTCTTTACTGTTCTTATTATTTTGTTTAATTTTGTTTGTTCTTCACCTGGGTTAGGCATAATCTCTAAATGAACATCGTTTGGGTGCTTCTGGACGAGACTTTCTAACAAATCCATGCCGTAGTCAGCGACCAAGAAAGATGCACAGCAGGCTGTCATAAAGACTAATCCTTCACTATGTTTTAAGATAGTCTCTGCATCTACTCTTGGCCTATAGTAAAACCCTTCTATATTCGCTATAGTTAGCATTTCAAGAAGATTCTTCCATCCAGTATTGTTTTTTACTAATACTGTAAGATGAGACCTCTTTTCTTTTATTGTTTTGTTTTCGTTATCTTTTATTCCTTTTATTCTTATATCCTCTACAACATAGAGTTCACAACCAATAATAGGTCTTATGTCTTCTTTTATACAAGCTTTTTGGAACTTTATACACCCATCTATATTCCCATGGTTGGTTATAGCTAGATGAGAAAATCCCATTTTTTTAGCTCTCTTGACCCATTTTTCTGGTCTTCCAAGACCATCTAAGTAGCTATATTGGTCATGGTTGTGTAAGTGAGTAAAGTTCATATATATACCTTAGTTTATCTTTTTGAATAAGTTCGGGTTATTTTCTACTATTTCGTTATCTAGACACATTCCGTTACCGACATATTTTTTATCTGTAAGAGTTTTAAAAATTGTTCCTTTTTCACAAAAATTAAAATGACATTGGAGTTCGTAGTAACGTGTTTTTGGAGGTTCGCAAGGTTCTAGACTCTCATAAGAGAAAGACTAAAATGCATTACTCTCAAGAGTTATACCTGATCCGCCATCTATCTCTCGTATTTTAAATTTGTTGTTTAAACTATCATCCATATTTTCATTCCAAGAGTTCATCCACCCATTTTTTCTGCTTTCAACAGTTTTTGTAACTTCAACCCAACTACCAACTTCTAAATTATTATCCTTTAACCACCTGTCTTGATAATATTTATATGATAGTTTCTTATAAAACTCCCAATAATTTCCACTAATATTATTCATTTCAAAACCATTAGAAACATAATGAGCATCTACATCAGAAAGATTACCCGATCCAAACAATTCATCTCTATTTTTTAAATCTTCAGGAATAAACCACCGACTTTCCTCCCAACAGCTCCATCTTATCTTCTTACCTTTTACATATTCAAAAAACGCTTGTCTACTTTCTTCTTTCATAATAATTTCTCCTTTATACTAATTATAGCACGTTTAATTAAAAAGTCAAGTTAAAACTCATCATAAATTTCATGATCTACAACATAAAGAGAAATATATATAGCCCCATCTTCAGTATAACCAAATTTCTCTATCAAGTTTTTTATCAAAAGATTTATTTTTTCTCTTATTTTTTTATCATAATTTTTAAAAGACTCTTCCCCATATTCTTGTAAGGCTCTTCTAAAGTTAGCGTTACTTGTAAAAGGATACATTACTTTCTCTTTAAGTGTTGATTTATAAGCATTTAATAAAGATTTGAAGAATTCTGTATCTACAAGCTCTAATCCTTTCTTCATATCTTGCAATGTTTTAGATACATATTTTTTTAATAAGTTATTCCTGAATGTGTCTCTTTCACTTGAATAATTAACACCTCCCATTAAAAATGCTTCCATTTTATCATAATATTCGTGCCCAGCAAAAAAAGTTTCGCCAGTATAAGTACATTTTATAGTTGAATTCTTTTCATTGTTTATAGCGCAAATATAATTTAAAACATCCTTCTTTATTCTTGAATCGTTATAAAAAAACATAGCTTCTTTAATTTGTTGCAGTATTTCGTAATCATACTGGTTCATTACACTTGGCAAAAACTCCTTCCTTAATGAAAGGACATCTTCTTCTTTAAAGAATTTTAATAATTTTTCTATGTTTATTTTTTCTGACCCTATATTATATTTAGAGTAGAATTTGTGAAACAAGGATACAGATTCTCTACCCGACAGTCCTTGAGATCCTTCATCTTCACTTTCTTTTATAAGATCTTTTTTTGTTTCTTTGGAGAACCTTTTCACATCAAACTTATTCAACCAAATAGGCAATTCTTCAGAATATAAGGAAGCTTTGAGAAGTTTAAAATTAGGGTCGCAAACTTTTTTATATTGGTGTTGATTAATGATCCAATTTTTTATAGCTTCTGATTTATCTTTTAATCTACTACAAACTACTATCTTTGCAAAAAACTCTAATACTTTAGGGAAGAAGTTGTTTCTCATATCTTTCCCGTATATATTCTCGTATATTTTAAGTTCTGTTCTATAATCTCTTGCATAGGGTACAGGTATGCATTTTATTCTATCTATAAATGACGCCTCCTCTAATAACACATCTAAATTTTCTGGATTATCAAGGTTAAGAATATAGAATCTACCTCTTCTTCTATTGTGTCGACTTTGTGAACACCATCACTTATAAGGCTATGTAGGAGCTCTATACGTTCTGTATTCTTTGATTTGGCATCCATAATAGCATATACACCATTGTTGGTCTTAGCTTGCCTCGAATGAACACATGGTATCTTTGTGGAACTAGATAAAACTTTTTTTATTTTGTTCTCCGTATCTACGTCAAATATAGGCTTTGTTTTTATCAAGTCAGCTGGATTGTATACTGTTATTCCCTCACTTATTTTTCTATTGTAAATATATCTTTTCGAAAAAATACAATTTAATGTTTCTTTAACTCCTATTTTTTCTTTTAAAGATTTATATATTCCACTACACATAGCGCATGGTGATTTTTCAAAAACCCAATCATACTCCTTACTATTCATTAATTTATCTTTAAATCCATCATCTTTAAAGTCTAAACTAGACAACAACTCTCTTCTATATTTTTTTGGTATTTGCGTTATAGGGTGGTCATGATTAGAGCAAGGAATTGTTAGCTCCCCGTATTTCCATACGGTTTCTAACATAATTCCTTCTTCTGTATTTGTATATTCTTCTAATTTGGTTAAAATATTATTTAAAAATATAGTTTTCCCTGATCCACAAGGACCTAAAAATAAAATCATTCTGTTTATAACAGCTCTATCTTTTAAAGCTTTTGATATTTTAAATAAACTGTTTATAAAGGATCTATCTGAATAGAAAGGTGTCTTTAACCCTTCTTCAAACAGTTTACTACAATCATATTTCAAACAATCAGAAAAATAAGGGTCGTCTGGGTACTCATTTATGCCTGGAGGGATATAGTAGTTCAACATATCATAAAATAATTGAAACACATTCCTCAAGTTCTTTTTTGGATGAGACTCTATGTCTTCTAAGAGTCTATCAAATCTTATGATAGGACTCTCTCTAACTAGTTCCATCTTTTCTATAATAGAATCTAATTTGTTTTTCATATTTTTAACCCTTCTAGCATTGATACTACCGTATCAGTAGCAAAGTCTATATCGAACTCTTCAACTTCATATTCATCATCTTCACTGTTAATATGCCAATCGCTGCCAAACCCGCATGATATCGCTTCTTTTATTTTTTCTTTAATTTCTTTATCTATTTTCATATTAACCTCTTATTGTTTTTAAAGTATCTCTTTTCTTATTTTCCTTTCTTCAGATATATTTCTAATCCTTATAAATACTGGAAAAATAAAATGATGCCCCATATTACAAGTAATATCAATTCTAATTTAACCATTGGTTTATGCATTTTAAAAATCTTATTGTTTGGATTTAAGAATAGTATCATTAATATCCTGCTAATACATGATGTATTTACTATAATAAAAAAATAAAATGTTATTCTCATTGTCTTGTTTCCTTATAATTATAATTACCAACTTTTACGAGACATCACAAAGACTCTAATTCGCGATCTATTTCAGCTAATTCTATTAACAAAGCGTTTCTTAAAGCATCCCGCATTCTCTTTTCTACAATTAATGGTAGGTTTGACATATTTCCCTTAAATATTTGAGTAAATATGTCTTTATCAAATTTGTATTCTAATTGATTAAAACCTTTCCTTATTTTTTCTCTCGATAATACTAACGATGTCATCTTATCTACATTTTCTATTTTCATATCAACCTTTTATTATTTTTAAAGTATTTCTTTTCTTATTTTCCTTTCTTCAGATACGAACATTGTACGTCTCAAATATCCATTTAATTTAACTTTTGTATCTAATAAAACTTTCTCTCCCCATAGAAATTCTACCCCAACAAGAGTGTTTTCTATTAGTTCTTCATAAAGTGGGAAACCTTCCCATTTATGTCTTAAAATCAACTCTCCTCCAGGTAAAGTTTCTGGTTCTATTTGTGGTGGGTGTATTAGCCGACTAATCAACATATCTTTGTAATCTTCAGCTCTTTTACTTTTTATATAATACTCTTTAACGCCTCTCATCCAATCTATTCTTTCTCCGATAATAGCTAGGTTGTGTTTATTTGTAAAATCTTGAGTTATAAATTTATTGATAAATGTAAAGTCACAATAGTTATCTCTAACGTAAAAGAGATAGTCTTTCATTTTCTTTTCTGGGTTATCATAATCTTTTCTTTTGTCTATATCTCTTAACTTTTCAAATTCATAACAAAACTTCCCTTTACGTGCATTATCTTCTACTTCTTCAAACAACCTTGACCCTATTGCATAAGGATTTACACCTACTCTAGGTATAGACGTTACATACGAATTTATACGAGCATAGTCGACTTCATGCCCACCTATTCTATCGTCTTCTATAAATAATTTGTTATGCCAAAATGAGGCCCAGCCTTCATTTGAGATCTGAGTTCTTCTTTGTGGTTCAAAATATAAAGCCGTATTTCTGACGATCTCCATTACTAATTTCATCCATCTATTTTTATCACAATTTAAAAATTTAGAATGATCCACAATATATTGTAAGGTATCAAAAGATTTGTGTTTTATATCTTTTACATATTTTTTATATACAGTTTCAAATTCAGAATACTCTTCTTTTATTTCGTTTATAAAGATTTTATCTACTTGCTCTCTATTTTTTACTAAATCTATAGTTTTATTATATTTGTCTATGTTCTTTAGATATACAGGTTCAGAAACGCTCAACATGTTTTGTAAAAACACATCAAAGAAAAATGAAACCCTTGTTATATTTTCAGGTTTAGTTTTATTTTCTAAGTTGAGCTCGTTATAGTAACCACATATATTGTCAACCCCTCTGGAAAATTCTATAACATAATCCACCCATCTTCCATGAGTAGATCTTAAAGAGTTGATAAGTCTTTTGTCTGCCAATG